ACAATCCTAATCTACCAACGGTCGACGCACAGTTTGATTACGGCATTGAAGAGATTAAAGAAATAAAAAAATGTCAAGAGAATATATTACATTTTGCTGAAAATTATTTTCATATCATTGCTCCAGATGATGGCAAAATTAAAATACCACTTCATACTTATCAAAAGAAAGCATTGAGGATGATGCGTGATAATCGTTTCTCTCTATTATTGTTTGCAAGACAAAGTGGCAAGAGTACTATATCGACTATCTATTGTTTATGGACTGCTTGCTTTAATGAACATCAAAATATTTTAATTGTAGCCAATAAAGAAAGTACTGCTAAAGAAATTTTTAAAAGAATTCGATTAGCATATGAAGAATTGCCTAACTGGTTAAAACCTGGTGTGAAAGAATATGGAAAAGAATCCATGGAATTGGCAAACGGATCTCGCATAGGTATCACTACCACAACTGGTTCAGCAGGTCGTGGTAGTTCAGCTAATTTATTGTTTGTCGACGAAGCGGACTGGATTGAACCTCACTTGCTAGAAAGTTTTTGGGCTTCTGTGTATCCTATCATTTCAAATTCAAAGAAGTCTAAAATTATTATGGCTTCAACACCTAGAGATACCTCTGGTTTGTTTTTTAAATTATATGACGGTTCTGTAAAGAATGAAAATAGTTGGGTGCAAATGAAAGTGCCTTGGTATGATGTTCCGGGAAGAGATGAAAAGTGGAAGAAAGAAACAATGGGTTCTATGGCTTCTCCAGAAGACTTTTTAAGAGAATTTGAATGCATATTTGATGAAGTAGGTGAAGCATCAATCAATGCAGCTACTTTTGATACATTAAGATCTAAAGCATCTGCACCAGAATATGTTTATATGGATGGTTCTTATAAGATTTGGGAACTTCCAAAAGAAGGTAGACTATATGTAGCTGGTGTTGATGTTGCAGAAGGTGTAGGCAAGGACAATACTGTTGTGCAAATTTTAGATCTAACTGATTTGCATGCCATTAATCAGGTTGCTGTATATTCATGTAATATTATTACTCCTATTGAATTTACTAGTAAATTGCATGAAATACTATTGCAATGGGGATCACCATTGCTACTTATAGAGAGAGACAAGTGCGGTGCTCAAGTAGTTGATAATTTAAGAAAAGATTATCAGTATGAGAATATTATTTCACACGGATATAAAGAATTGAATCGTAGTGTTATTCCATTGGGCGTCGTTTGTCATACTAATACAAAATATGATAATGTTATCAATCAAAGATATTGGATTAATACATTAGATGCTGTTAGAATAAATGATTTACATACAGTAGAAGAACTAAGAGACTTCGTAAGGATGCCGAATGGGGCATGGAAAGCTAAGAATGATAAACATGATGACCGCGTTATGTCTTTAGGTTGGGCATTATTAATACTACACGAAAAACTTGTCACAAAATATTTTGAAGTCATTACTATGGATGAGAATAATAAACCAGCGGTTATTCGTCCATATGATTGGGGTGTAGGTTCATTTAAGAATCCAGGTGCTTTTTATATGAATGAAAAAGATTCTAGTCAATATAATGTTATTCCTACTTTTGTTGGGAGTCATTTTGGGTTTGATGATGATTTAAATGATTTATTGCAGTCTGGTTGGAAACCTCTACAATGATAAATAGAAGCATGAAGAGCTTTAAGGATTATTTTATTTTAATGGAAAATGCAGATGCTACTAATAAGCATCTCACACATTTAGATGAATTAATTCTTAAAAAGGGAAAAGAAGGTGCTATTAAAACTTTGCAATATATTTCAGTTTTGCTGGATATGTTAAAAAGTAATACTGATAGAAAGATTAACATGACTGTTAAGATTGATGGTGCACCTGCAGTCATATGCGGTAGAGACTCTTACGGTAAATTTTTTATATCTACTAAAAGTGCATTTAACAATGAACCATTACTATCTTATAGTGTAGCAGATATTAAAAAGAATCATGGTGAAGCGCCCGGACTGATTGAGAAATTAATATATGCTTTTAATGCATTGAAGGGTGTAAATTTTGATGGCGTGTATCAAGGTGATTTATTGTTTTGGCCCGGATTAGTACAAAAATACGTTATAGGTGGTAAAAATTATTTGGGGTTTAGACCAAATACTATTTTGTATACATTCCCCGAAGATTCAAAAGAGGCTAAAGATATTAAGAAATATCAAATAGGTATTGCCTTCCATACAAAATATGATCCTTCTGTAGATGAAGAAGGCAAACAACGATTTGTAAATAAAAAATTTGGCATCTCTGCAGAACATTTAAAATCTAAAACAGCATATATCATAGATGCATTATTTGAAAATAAAGCCGGTACTATTAGTTTAACTGAAGAAGAAACAAATTTTGTAAGAAGAACATTACAAAATGCTGAAACTCATATCAATTTAATAAATTTCTCTTTCATAAATGGGAAGGTCGCTGACTTAGTAAACATATTTTTAAACACGAAAATTAAAGAAGGTGAATTTTTAAATGATCTTCGCTATTCATTGAATGAATTCATACAATGGGTTGGCGCCCGTCTAGACAAAGAAATAGAAAAAGCTAAAAGAAAAGAATCTAAAATAGCAGCTAAAAATGAAATGACTAAACTTCTAGAGCGGCACGCTGATACTATTTTGCATTTGTTTAACTATATCAGAGATGTAAAGCAAATTAAAGATATTTTTATACAAAAATACAATTCAATCATGCAAGGTGCTATGATGGGAACATTCTTGATAATGCCTAATGGTGATATTAAGGTCACAAACCCTGAAGGTTATGTTGCATTTGATCAAGATCAAAATGGTGTAAAGTTTATTGATCGACTAGAATTCAGCAGAGCTAATTTTTTAATGCCGAAGAATTGGGTAAAACCAGAAACACAACCAATTGAATAAAAAATGATAGGCAATCACACAACTTCTAATGATCAAGCAATCCTAAACAAAGCATTAGGAGATAAGTTTCAAATGTTTTTTGATATACCTCCCATATTAAGAAACATTAATAAGAGATTTGAACGCAAAAATACATCCATATCGCTAGATACAATGGCATTTTCTGTATATGGTGCTGTAGTACCTGCTATTAATGTACCTTCTGTTGATTTAAATTATAGCGGATCGCCGTTTAGTATCACATCACATACACATCCTAAGTATGATCCATTGAAGGTTAGCTTCACAGTTGATAATATGTTTAATAATTATTGGGTAATTTACACATGGCTCAATGCTTTGAGAGAAGCACAAGAAGGAACATATGCAACTTCTTTAAGATGTAATGATATTACTGATATTTCTGGGCTATTGGGCGAATATAGTACGGATATTACTGTAGTAGGTAAGGACGAATTTAATAATGATGTTATAAAATGGATTTATAAAAATGCATTCCCCACATTGCTTGATGGTATATCATATTCCTACAGACAATCCAATGAAATAGAATCATCATTTACATTTGCTTTCTCTGAACTATATTGTCTCTTAGTATAAAAAAGGACTCAAAAAAAGTATAAATAAGTCCTATATGAGAACTATTCAGTCACCTGGTGTTGAAATTCGTGAGATTGACATTTCACAAGTAGCATTTCAACCAGCCGGAACCAATGTATTTTTAGCTGGGTTTGCCCAACGTGGGCCTACAGATGAAGTAATTCAAGTAACATCCATTCAAGAACTTGAACAAATTTACGGTATACCTGCTACACCAGCAGAACGTTATTTTTATCATTCTGCAAGACAAATTATCACAGATTCAAATGCATCTCTGTATGTAAATCGTTTGCCTTATGGTCCTGGTGCTGGTTATGGGTATGGATCAACCTATGGTGCGTTAGTTTACCCAGTAGTTACTCTAGAAACTGATAACAATGTAGTTGTGTGGCGCGCCACAAAATCAGTACCTGCATCAGCTTTTGATCTGGGCGGAACTGATGTATTGACAGTCGCAACCACTTCTTTCGAAGAACCAGATTTCCTTCATTTATCAGCTAATGGCATCGCGTTTGAAGATATGACATATGCAAAATTGACAGATGAGGAATATACTACATTAGTCAATGGACTCTTATCTTCCACAGTTGCTTCTGTAACTGCAGCAACTGAATTAAAATCAGCCTTTTTCTCCGCAGGTGAAGTAACCAAAACAAACAATATCGCCGTATCTGCAGGTACTTACGTACTGGGTGCACCCAAATTTTTCGAATTGACACTTGATCAATACAATGCAGTTATTGAAGGTACCGCATTTAATTGGTCATTAACATCAGCAGATATCACAGCAATTAATTCAATTGCTGATTTCGGTAAGGCGGGTTTGATTCTTCTCAATAAAGGGCAAACAGTAACAGAAGCACAAGCTGAAGGGTATTATGCCGCTATCACTGATAATACCAATGCAGAGCCTACTACAGATCATGACAGTATTG